AGTCCATGAGATCTGGCATCATTGTCAATGGCAATGGGCAGGAAAGAAACCTGCCCAGTCCTATGATGAGTGGAGACGTAGAGAAGAGGAAGCTATGAAGGTTGAAGATATCTTCCTCAATCTCTCTCAGTGATTACCCAACTATCCATCTTGAAGTAGACGTATTTATTGGTTGTGGTCCATAAACACCTAATGCTTTAATATAATTATCTATAATATCTTGGACAGGCTTTACCGGTTGTCCATATCTTGATACACCTTCTTCTGTAGGAAAAGAAGCAAAAGGAGCAGATAACTTATTAACTAATTGTGTAGTTAATCCTCCTTTTAAACTTTCTGGAGTTATTCCATAAGAACTGCTTAGCAATTTTAAAATTAGTCTATCTTGCATCTCTGGTGTAAACTTTTCACTCAATAATGAAGGCAGTCCTAATTGGTTTGCGACCAAATCTTTTAAAGTTTTGCCCATAAACTGATATCTTCCAGTTGCTCCAGATGAGAGTATCTTTCCAGTTTTTTTATCTTTAAACTTACCGTATCCTACTTCTGTACCATCTGGATACTTTCTACTAAGAGACATATCAATTATTTCTTGTATTGTGTAGTCACCTTTTCCTATACCAGGTATTTCTTTTCTACCAAAGATAGTCCCATATCCTTTAGTTCCTTCAGCAAATGATATAGCATCCAATAATGCTCTTTCTTCATTAGTAATTTCTCTATTTAAAAACTCATCAAGTCTAATTTGTCTTTGCTCTTCAGGTGTGCGAATATAAGGTAAGTTCAATTTCTGACCAGCAAATATTCTGTTATTTTTGATATTGTTCAGAGATATTATTTCCTCTGGAGGCACTCCAGTATTTTTAGATATTTTGAAAATACTATCTCCTGGTTTTATTTCGTATGTTGGCATTGATTGTACCTTATTGATCAAAAAGTTGAATATCAAGACTATCCAAATAAGATTCAAGGTTTCCACCGTATCCTTGTCCAGTTGGGGTGTATCCAGCATACCCTTTAATTAATATTGATTCTGATACTGGTTCTCCATATTCATTTAATTCATACTGAACTAGATCTCCTGTATCATTGACATCAATATTAGGATTTCCCATTCGAGATCGTATATCTTCTATCGACATATTTCTAAAATCACCTCTCTCTGGAGATACTGGTATTATATCAGTTCCACCAAATATAGGTGCTGACATAGAAGGAATTATAGAATCTGAGAATAGTCTTTTTGCTAAAGGTATTTGTCGTTGTTGTGGCATCCTATCAGGACGTACAGGTATGTCACCAACACTTCCATCAGTTCTCATTCTAGTTAAATTACCAATAGTTTGATCTAATGATGTTGGTAATTCTGCTCTAGGATCTATGTAAGTTTGTGTTGCTAATCCACCAGGGACATTAACTGTTGGTCTATCTGTTGGTAGAACATCTCTCTTTACTGGAGCATCAGGACCAAATGACTTTTTAACTTTGTCAATCACATAGCTAAATGGATTGCCTGCAGCTTCTGGGACAACACTAACACCTGTCATTAAGTATGTTCCCTCATCTAGCTGAGTTACTCTATCCTTTTCAAACGTTCTTCCTTGAGTATCAATAACATATTGGATACCAGTAATAGGATGTGTGAACTCTCTATTTCTAGGATTCTCAAGAGAAGGCTTACTAATCTTTTCATATTCAGGTTTAGTCTCTATTTGTCCTGATAATGTTTGATCTGCTGTAGCATATTCTGCCGATGCTTCTTCATTAAACCTTGATTTAGGAACAGTATCTAAACCTTGAGGAGTGCTTAACAATCCTCCTTGCAGTATATTAGCTGTATCTGGAGTATAGGTAGGGTAGTCAGCTTGAACAATATTAGCTCTTGGTTTGATATCATAATAAACATCATTAGACCAATCAGGAAAGTCTTTACCTGCTTGCTGTGCATTACGCCAGTTTCTCCACCATAGTATCTCAGGAGTCATAGGCTCTCCACGAACCATACCACCACCAGGAGATATATACTTTAAGTAAGGATCAGATTCCTGTAAACGAGCGAACATACTTTTCTGACCTATACCTGTGGCTTTTAGTCTATTCACTACATTGCTTAATAGATCATCTAATTTACTAGCCATTATTATTCCTCTTCATAATCTCTACCTAACACAGCTAGATAACTTCCTGATGCTGGTGGTAACATTTGCGCTTTAGATATAGGTAACTTAGATAACAAACCTTTAGTTCTTCTTGCTGTACTTCCAGCTAACTTTGCAGCCTCTCCTACTAATCTAGGAGAAGACAAAGCTAATGAAGGAATTGCTCCAAGTGTTAAACCACCTGCAGCACCAAGAAGCCCTAGACCTCCAGAAGCAGTTACTCCTCTTAGTCCTTTAGGAAAGACACTTGATAGCTCTTGCCCAGCTAGTCCAGCTAGTATGTTCTTACCGCCTGCTTCTTGTAACTTCTCTGCCAATGTCAATCTCTGTCCGTAATTAGTTGACACATTGTTTCTCATTGTTGAGAGTAGTTTCTTTAAAGATACTTCCGCAGGTTTCTTCCTACCAAGACTTAGACTATGTTGTATTTCATATAGCAATTCAGAAGCCTCTTCATAAGACTTCATTATCTTAGCATACTCTGGAGATGCTTTCTTTATTGTCTCTCCTATTTTTTTAGATACTTCAGAAATAACCCCTATTGCTTCAGGATTATTTTGGTATTTACTTCTAAGACCATTTATTGATCTTTTCATATCATCAAAGTCTATTAAAGAATTAGCATTTACATTTTTATATTCTTTTACAACGTCTTCAATATCTCCAAAAAGATCTTTTAGTACTGAACTCCGAGGAATACCAGCTTGTCCAAATATTCTTGATTTTAGATCAGAAGAATCTAATATATCATCTACAGCTTTAAAGTCTATTCTTTGAGAATCCTTAGATACCTTAGACATTCCTTCTTGATATGCTTTAGCTCTATCTGTTTTTATCTTCTGTAAATTAGTTTGAGCATCTTCTAGTATCTGTAAAGCAGTACCTGTGTCAGAATTTCTAAGATTAGTTGTAAAACTATCTAACGCTTCTCCGCCTTCTCTACCTGCTTTGTATGCTTGTTTAATTGCTTCATCACCAACACCAGAAGTAAACGCTAAACTTTTAGTAATGCCAGTTCCAGCTAACTCTGTTCCTTTGACAATACCTTTTCCTGTCGCTGTTAAAGGATCAATAGCAGCAGCTTTAGATGCTACCTGCTCAGCGGCTCTTCCTACTTTAGATGTAGTGCCTAACGTCTTAGCTACTGCTGTACCACCACCACTAAACGCAGCAGAGATGTCTGCAAGTATGCCAGCAGGGTCTTCAGCTAATGCTTTCTTAAAACCATTTCCAGTTGTATACTTTTCAGCAAAGTAGTCTACTACTGCATCAAACTTTTGTTGACTATCTTCTCTTGTTACATCTACACCAGGTATTTGATTAAGTGCTGCTCTTACACCACCACCGATAACTTGAGTAACAGCTTTAGTTGTTTCAATAGGGCTAGAGACAGCATCCCACATATCACCAAGCATCCTTACTGTTGATGTAGGTAAGTTTAATGCTCCTCTTCCAGCAGCTTCAGCCCAAGACATATTCTCATAATCTGTTTCATCTTTATGAAATGCCTGAGATCTAGGTTTATAAATCTCACTTATCTTAGCTTCTACTTCTTCTTGAGTAGCTCCGTCTGGACCATTAACGATTAGTATTTTACCGTCTGGTGCTGTAATTCTATATTTAGCCATTTAGTCCACCACCCTCTCGATTTTCCATTCATTTGATTGCATAACTTCGTCTCTTACATTTTGAGATGAAGGAGTGCTTTCTCCTTTGAGAAGAAGTGACGATATAGTTCCGTTTTCAATCATATCCTCAATACCAGCAGTATCTATACCTAGAGATTCAGCCATTTCAGCAAGTCCAGAGATGTCTTTGCCTTGAGACTTTAATCTTACAATATTTTTAACATAAGCAGATCTTGCAGCTTCAGCTTGCTTCTTTAAGTAATCCCTCGCTTTACCAGGATCCATCCATGGTGTAACAGTGAACTTAGCAAATTGAGCAGCCTCTGTAGCTGTAAAAGCTGAACCAAACAATTCTTTTCTTATGTTGTTCTTTCTTTCTTCGTATTTTAACCACCATTCTACTTTAGCTTTTTCTAGCTCATTGCTTGTAGGGTCAATCTTTTCTAAACTGATGCTGTATTCTCCTAAAGGATTGTTAGCAAATCCAGTAAATGAATCATCAAAGTTAGCTGATAACCACTCTGTCTCATTTAGAGCTTTTGCTGCGTCCTCTGTTTCTCCTAGCAGTTTATCTGATAATGCTTTACCTCTAGCAGCCTTAGAAGTCTTAGCTAGTTTCTCAGCAATAGCTGCTTCTTTCTGTAACTTATTCAGTTCATCAGTTTGCTTATCTCTGTTGATCTGCCTAGCTCTATCAGCAAGCTGTAGGGCTTCGTTAGGATACCCTCTATTGCCAAGTTCTTTAGATATTTTTAACAATGTATCAGGATCGTTCAGATCTTCACCAGACATAGACTGTAGTATTTGTCTAATCTCAGTAGCTTTTTCCATAGCTGGCGATGGAGCTTCACCAAATAATTTCAATCTTCTTAATTGTTCACCTTGTCTTACTCCTGCTCTAGCAACCCCAGCAAACATACCAAGACCTTCACCAGCAGAAGCAAGTCTAGTAAGATACTCTTTTCTAGCTTGTTGTTCTTCTTCTTGTCTTTTGGCGTATGCTAGTTCTTCAGGACTAGGACCAAAAATATCTGCTATAGATGCCATGATTGTTTCCTATTTAATTAATATAATTTACTGGAGAACCAGCGAATGAAACCTGTGGATAAGATCCTGAACCCATGCCATAAGCACTCATAGCACTATTAATTCCTCCACCAATACCACCTCCAGGTATCAAGACATTACTTGGCATACTTGGAGATGATCCTCCAAATAATCCTCCTAGTTTTGTTGCCCCTGTTTTTAACCATCCACCTGCTTTGTTAATCAGATCTTGGTTTCCAAACAATCCTTGTAGTGCTTCATTTTTAGCTTCTGCTTGTGCTAGTTGCTGTCTTGCTGTGACACCTGCAGCGTCTTTACCAAGATTAGCTGCATACTGTTGTCCACCTATCGCAGCACTGCCTATATCCAAGCCTTGTTGTAGTGATAGTCTAGCTAATTCATCTAGTTTAGCTTGATTAGACAAGTAGCTCTGATATGGTGCTAATGCTCCTTGCATCAGATCATATCCAGTACCTAGTAACCCAGCAGCGTTACTTAATTGTTGTTGACCAAATGTTATTTGTTGTTGAGCATAAGGGTCTGCTTGTGCAGCTATTTGGGCGTTGCGTATATTCCTTTGTTCTAATAGTTGTCTAAGAAGTGGGTTACCACCTGTACCTACACTTAGTCCACCTGTTCCTCTAGCCAAGTTAGAAGCAGCCAATCTTTGCTCTTCCTCGATATCATAAGGACGCAAAAGATCCATTTGTTGTTGCATATAACGCTGTCTAGCTTCTTCTGCCGTTGGAGCTAAGTATGATTGACCTAAGTTAAACAATCCTTGTGCTGGTGCAGCATACTGTTGAGCAAAAGGAACAGCTTGTTCAGCAGCAGTTAATCCTTGACCCATCAAAACACCAAGCTTACCTTGTTGTTCTGCTACGCTTTGACTAGGTGTATAACCAGCAGACTTTACAGCACCTGTGACGGGATCTACTTCAAAATTAGAGTGACCGAAGTAAGTCTTAGTGGCTACTGGTCTAAAGTAACCTTGCTGACCTAATTGTTGCATCCTTGCAGCATACTGTTGAGCAGTCTCTCCAGCTTGCTTCTGCATTTCTCTGTTAGAAATGTAGCCTCCAATAGCAGAGCCTATTTGCGCCCCTACAGGACCACCAACTGCTGCCCCTACTATTGGTGCTGCTGTAGCTACTATGCTTTTTAAGAATCCCATCTTCTTATCCTTTTACCTTACCATGTAAATGAAATATAACCATTAGAACCATTAAACCCACTGTCTTGACCAGTACCGCCACCGCCTGTACCGCCTGTTCCGTAGCCAGTGCCGTTATTACCGCCAGAACCTCCTGATCCATAGAAGCCACCGTTATTACCAGCGACACCATTAGGAGAACCTGCTGAACCTCCGCTACCAGGAGCAGGGTAACCACCGACAACTTTACCCATTATCGTACCCTTCTTTCTAACAAATACCCTGTTAATTTAAATCCGAACTTACGTTCAAATGCTTTGTAACTTCTCTTTGTTCCTATTAGTATCTTGTCATATCCTAGTTCTTTAGCTAACTCATCTAAGTATCTATTCCAGTATTCACCATCTCCGTATACCTGAATAGCTACTAGGTAGTCCTCGAATGTAGTCCATGACATAAATCCATGTTCGTTCTCTATTAAGTTATCTGTTGCAATGTGTTCATCTTTAGACTTCTTTAAGTATCTTTCAATATCTTCTTCGTTCATTATGGTTTAGGATACTTATCTTTAACTGCTAAACACTTAGCAATATACTCATCAATTTGTGCTTGATCTCCTTTGACAATACCGTCTAAGTAATCTTCCATTGGAGGATATTCGGCAGCTCTTTTTCTGGAATAATCATTGTCATATTTTGATTGTAGTCTCGATATTTCAGCAGCTATCTCTGTATCGGTAGGTTGCTTAATGTTTGGACTTTGCCAATCTATAACACCATCTGTGATGCTCCATACTGCATTTGGAGTCAATGAATATAACGCTTCTACTTTTGTAAAATTACTCATTTAAGTACCTTTTATACTGTTATGTAACCTCTAATGTATAATGTAACGCCGTTACCACCGCTCTGTCTTGTTAATTTTATTGATTGACAGTTAGATGGAATAGCAAAAGCTGCACCAAGATTCCAATTTGATCCACTTCCACCATCATTTCCTGAACTACATCCTATTGTGTAATCTCCAATTTTAGATCCTCCACCTCCAGTAGAAGTGTATAAACTTATTTCACCTTGTCCACCAGTATTACCTCCAAACGAAGTAGTCAGATAACCAAACAATGCAATACATCCTGATGGGACATTGTATGATGCGTTTTCGCTAACGGTTGTAGTAGAATAAGTTGCGGTTGGGGTAGGAACAGATATTGCTGCTGATGTCCAAGTAGTTCCATTAGAAGTCAATACGTTTCCACTTGTACTCGGAGCTACTACTTGTACTGCGCTAGTACCATTACCAAGTAAAACATTATTAGCAGTAAGACTAGTTGTTCCTGTTCCACCGTTAGCTACTGGTAATGTCCCAGTAACACCTGTGCTAAGACTTACGTTAGTTATAGTATTACTACTACCACTAATAGTTTTATTAGTAAGCGTAGCTGTATTGGTTCTTTCGTCATTAACAAACGCAGTAGTAGCAAGTAATGTTGAATCAGTACCTGCTGCTTGCGTTACACCTGTAGTACCTGAAGGTAATGATGGTGTACCAGTAAAGGTAGGAGACGCAGTATCAGCTTTAGATTGGATAGCTGTAGCTATGGCTGAATACTCAGCATCTATCTCTGATCCTTTAATAATCTTACCTGGATCACCAGTTGATAAACTGTCTTTAGCTGTAAAGTTAGTTGCCTTTGTATAATTTGACATCTTCTATTCCTTAAACTGTTTTACCTGCTTTAACGTAAACATCTATCTTTTGAATTGACAATGGGTTCTGATTTATGTCTGCTTCAAATCCTAACTGTATGATTGAACCTGAACCACCAAGATTAGAACGTACTTCTTCTAATGCTAAACCACTAGAGTATTCTGCTATTGGTGCTACTGTATCATTGTATTCATACAAAGCATTTCCTAAAGAATCTCTTGCGTTATACTCAGATACTGATCCAGCACTAAGACTTTTACGAATATCTAAGTATGAAGCAACGTAATCAAAACCATATTTAATAAATACATCTTGACCTACACCACCAATTACAGTAAAGTTAGCTTTTTTTAAAAACTTTAGTGACGTAGGACTACCTAAGTCAAAGTGATTAGTGTAGTACCGTAACTTATATGTAGACGTATTGTCAAGATATCCTGTGTACTTACCAAGATAACCTCCTTTACCTATCAACAAATCACCAGTATAAGTAACGTGCAACGCTGTAGGTTCTATACTGTCCCAGATGGTAGCTCTTGCTGCTCCATTCTGTAGCCTAGCTCTTAGATCAAAACAGAATACATACTTAGATGTAGGTACTGTCAAGATATAGAAAGCATCTCTTGGATAGTAAGCAGCTTTAATCTTTTCTTTGTTAGACTCTGAATCTACAAAGCTAACTAAGTCATCTCGAATGTTAAAAGATATATCGTTAATAGGTGCTGACTTCTCTTGAATAACACGAGCAATACTTCTTACCCCTGTGTCAGACAAGAACATTACATCTGTACCAGTATTAACAATACTATCTCTTGCAATACATCCTACGTTAGTAATCAAATCAACTAACGTCAACTGTGTTACGTCAATAGGATTAGCGTAGATCGCTATGTTTCTCTTACCAAAGATAATTAAGAAACCGTTGTGTGCTGCTAGTCCTACTACTTGGTCTCCATTAGGAAATACATCTACCAAAGAAAGGTAACCTGAATCACCGGTAGACAGGTTTGATCCATCCAGTAGTGCGCTGAAGTACACAGTCTGCTCATCGTTAGTAATATCTGCCCACCAAGTACGTCCATAAGCTCCCAATACTACGTTAGGTTTAAAGTCAGAAGCTGAAGCATAAGTACTAGGTACTGAGCCACAATCCATTAATCTATTAAAACCATAGCTACCTGTATGAGCGTGACTAGCTCCTAGTTGATGATACACTAGAGGTAAATGATTGGCTTGTGCTAAGTAAGCGTGAGGCTTAATATCTGGTCCTTCACCATACACAATACTTGATGCTGACCAGTTACTACTTGATATACTGTAAGTGACATCAGCACTATTAGCATCATTTCTAACACCTGAAGAAGCACCGTCTTGAACTGCAGTAGCTAAAGTAGTTCCGTCCCACGTCAGTAGTAATGCTTTATTAGTAGGATCTGCACTATCTTGTCCACCAACTATTACTGTTCCTGTCTCTGGTAACTCAAATATGAATTGAATATCTTGTTCGTCAAGATCAACGTTAGTAGAACTATTCTGTTTAACCCAGCCTTTTCTAGCACCAATCCTACCAAACTTATCTATGACACAGTTGTACGCCTCTAGTGCGTAGCCTGAAGACAGATCAACACTACTCTCTTGGGTATTAATACCAAGAAAACCTGGTGCTGATATCGTAGTTGTAAGTAAAGGTTTAGCCATTATGATGCGTGCCAGAGGTATTCATCTCTATATCTACCATTCTCGATAGCTATGTGATCTGATAGCGAAGCGTCAGCTAATGCAGTTGCTTCTTGCGCTGACAATCCAGCATCCTCACCACGCTCTGCTACAGCCATAGCATAGGCATATTTGATAACTGGTTCTGATGGTACTTTTAACGCATCAGCATCAGCACTCAAAGATACTTGAGGCTTGAAGATGTTAAAGTAAATATTGTGAACGCCATCAGGAATAGGATATACGTCAACTTGTGTGTCTCCATTAGAATCAACACCGTTGAAGTTATAATACATTGGTGTACCCTTTTGAGGGCTTTGATTCAAGAACCAGTTGTTCATAGTATGAAAAGGTACATACTCTAAGAATAGATCGCCTTCACTGTTGATGACATCAATAACCTTAAACCTTTGACCAGAACCTGTCATAACGTAGTTAAACAAGTCATTAGCTGTGGTAACAGTTAGTGTCTCAGACAATGCGTTCCACTGGTAAGCATCCTCAACCAATCGCTTAGCATCATTGATAAATTTACCAATTAACTTTGAGTAAGAAGTAGATGTAACATTCTCTACCTCAGACTCTCTAAGTCTAATCAGTACATCATTGACAAGTTCTAAATAAGTCATTTCTTCTTACTCTTTCTGGCTTTAGATAGCGCAATAGCCACTGCTTGCTTCTGTGGTCTACCCTCTTTAACCAACATACTGATGTTACCGCTGATGGCTTTCTTAGATTTACCTTTCTTAAGTGGCATGATTATTTTTTCTTTTTAGATTTAGACATAGTTTTCTGTAAGCATTTACCTGCTGCCATGCACTTCTTTGGATAAGGACAAGTAGGACAAGGTTTAAATGTTGGCATTGATTAGCTCCTATGAATGAAATTGTATTGTTTCTGCTGGTTTTAGTTCTATCGTTGCTAAATAAGTTACAGAATAAGTAGTACCTGAGTTTTGTATTCTAATCTCGTCATTCTCTTTCATTGCAACAGCAGCCTGACCATCTAATAAAACACTGTCGCCAGCACCTAAGTTTTTACCTGCAACTATTAAATACTCTGTATTTTCTGAAGAATCATACCAATAAACTTTAGGTGTCTCATTACCGTCAAGACTAATAATATATTTAACTATCCACAAACCTGTGTTCTTTGAAGGAACAGTAAATAATGTTTGCTTGACATTAGCAGCAGGACTGCTAGTTGGTCCTAGTGTTCTTGCTACGCTTACTGTTCGAGCCATGTATAATTCTTTCTAATGATTTAACAAACCCAGCCCAGA